CCGCGACTTGTCCGGCAGTCGGCGTGCCGCTGTTACTGACATTACCGCTGCCGCCGGCCACGCTGTTGAGCGTGCCGCCGCTGAACGTCATGTTGCCGCCGATGGTGACGGCAGTCCAAGTATTGGCGGCGCTGCGATAATAAATCGTATTGGTGCCGGTGAGCGCAGCGATGGAGGTCAGATCGGCATCGAGCGGCTGATAGCTGCCGGCCGGCTGGGCGCCGATGTCGGTCAACACCGTTGCCGGCGCCACCCCCTGGATCGTTGTCGCCGTCACCCACTTGGCATATTGCCCCACCGTGGGCGTGCCAGAATTGCTGACATTGCCACCACCGCCTCCTCCTGCGGCCGCAATGGCATCGGCCACGAATTTGGTATCCACCGCACCGATGGCGTTGCGCGCAGTGTATGGGTCGCGGGCGCTGTCAAACTGTATCCGATACGGCGGCCGCAGATCCTCAGGCAACGGAGCCGTCCTGCTGCGCCTCGATCACCACGCCCTGCGCATGGGTCCACACTGCCCCAGCGTGAATAAACCGGCGAAAGCGATGCAATCGCGCCGACGAGTACAGTGCGGCCGAGCCGGTGATCTCGATCATCACCGGCGAGCCCCACGTCAGTTGATCCTGCAGCCGCTCGCGGGTGCCGGCGGCAACCGTGCCGGTGGCATCATCGCGGACCTCGTCGAGCGGATAGGCATCGCTGACGAACGCGCGCATGCCGGGCGACAGATGCACCTCGGCGGTTTCCATTGTCGCCGGTAGATTGGGGCCGCTCAGTGTTGCCAACATGCCATTGGGGTCAATGGCGCCGATCAGCGGATGGCCGCCCTGATAGGCAAAACTGTCGAGGGAACGCGCCGCCGGGAAAGGTGGTGTATCCAAATCAACGTCGTTGATCTCGCTGCCGGTGGTGTCGAGATCGAGGTTGGTGCTGCCCAGCAATGCCCAGATGAGTGCCGCGATAGAGGATTTTGCCCAGCGGTTGTTGCTCCAATCAAAGATAATTTGCTTGTCATACATCGGGCTTGCCGAAGAGGCATGATAAACCCACACAATGCGCGGCTTGTTAACGCCGGCGATGCACTGCACGACATTGCGCCGGTCAATATCGGAATTGGCCAAGAACCACTCGTTGACCTTGTCCTGGCCGATCGGCGTTACTTGCTGGCCAGACATGGAATAGAACCCATCCTCACTGACGAAATACAGCACATTGCCGATGGTATCGAAGCCATATTTCGAAATGCAGCCGCGGTCGTCCAGCACCCGCGAAAAATTAAAAATGAACGTCGTGTCACCGGGCAGAAATTGTAATGTCCGCACCGCGCGGTCCTGCAGCACATACCCGATCTCGCCGCCGGCCACGCCCTGCACCGGTCCACCGTCCGGCATCTGCTGGGTGTCGCAGAGATTGGTTCCGACGATCCATCCCGTGATGTCGTTAATGGCACTCCAGATAATGCTGCGCTTGGTGTAGCCGCCGCTGTCCGCTAACCCAGAGAGAAACAGAAAATCTCCGATCTGCTTGACGTTGGTGGCACGCGGCGGCGAACCGGCCAGGTCGGCAAAGTTGGTGCCAATGTCGATGTCGATTACTTGCGGGTTGTCGTTGACATTGACTGCGACCAGTTTCTGGCCGCTTTGCTCGAACATCCACAGATCGCCTTCCTGCACATGGTAGGCGCCGCCAACCGTGCGGCTGATATCCACCCAGCCGCTGGCCGCTGTATAAACGTAAAGTTTGGTTGGCGTACCGCCGTAGGTTTTCCATTCACCCGACAAGGTACGCGCGGAATAAAGCCCGCAGGCACCTAATAGCGGCGTGGCGCCGTACGGCAGCAGCGATGGAAACGGCAGATAGGAATTGACGCCGGCGAACACGTTCTCCACCTCTGAGGCGAATTTGGTATCGAGCAGCGCCACATCGGGCCGCCACTCGCCGAACTCCACCGGCAGCTTTTGTGCAGGCATTAGTTGGGCTCCTGCGCTTTTCTGATGGCGCGCTGCAGAGCGGCATATTTACGAAAGCCGTCGATGTCAGCGGCAACAATATGCTGTCCGATCTTACGCAGCATGAATGAGCCGTTCTGCTCGCCGAGCACGTAGCGCAGCAGCTGCGGGGTGTGATAGAGCACCACCACCTCTTCACCGAGCTCCATCACGCCAAGCTGCCGCTCCGAGATCGCCACGTCGGCAAGTTCGTGGCCGTCCTTGTCGAACACCATCGGCATTGCGGCCTCCTAAAAATATGTGGCCGTGCGCACGCTCGGGCTGGTGGCGCCGGTGGTCAGCGCATAGCGTTGCGTGATTTCCGCAAACACTTCATCGCGCCGCGCCTTGTAGAGCTGCGCCATTTCCGCATTGCGGCCCTGTCCGGCGGCCTCGACCATCAGCCCAAACAGATAGGCGTTGGGATATTCGCTCAACAGCCAATTGCTGTTGCTGTCGCCGCCGACCAGCGTGGGAATTTTCTGGTAATAGTGGAATTCATAGGCATCGGCGGTGTCATCCGCCGGCCGGGTCTTGAACGTGTTGCCTTCGATGGTGAACAGCGGCGGGCGGCGATTGTATTGCGTCGCCGGCAGATAGGCCGGGTGCACGTAATCGAGTTCGTCGATATAGGGTGTCGTTGTCGGCTTGACGGTGCGCCAAGTGAGATAGTCGGTCGGCAACGCCACGTCGCCGCTAATGGTCGTCAACAATGTGCTGGCTTCCATCGGCAGCACCCGCAGCCGCGAATTGGCGTCGGCCTCGAACATGCTGGTATAGTCGTCATAGTCGGCAAGAAACCGCTGATTGAACAAATAGCGCGACAGCTTCTGCTTTAGCTCGCCGTAATTACTGATCGCCATTGTGCCTCACCTTCGGCGGCCGGCCGCGCTTGCGCTTGAGCGGAATATCCTCGGGCGGCGTGTTGGTCCATGTCTCGGGCGTGATGCCGTACACCGTGCCCTGCGGACGTGGCACGCCCTCATCCAGGCGGAAGAACGGATTGGTGCGCGCCTTACCGATCATATACGTGTCGTCGGTTTCGACAGGCTCTCCGGGCGGAAAGACAACATCATTCCATTTGCACTCGGTATCTCCGAGCCATGTGATCCTGGCCATGATCAAGGCTTGACGTATTGTACGATAACGTAGGCGTCACCGGTCGCCGTTCCGGTGATATTGGCCCAAACGTCGGTATCGAGCGCCAGCGGTTGAACCAGCGCAGCCAACGGCACGGTGTTCAAGCTGCCCGCCGTCAGCGCAACGGTGGCAACTATTTCCGCGCCGGCTGCGGTTGTGCCAATGCTAAATGCCGGCGTGGTTCCGGTGATGGCTGTCTCCACATTGGTTGAAACGACGGTAATGATCACGCCTGCCGGCAATCTGCCGATCTTAACGCTATAGACGGAGACTAAGCCGGTCGGGTTGGCCCGACCGGCGCAGCATTGCACAACGCCTTGCCCGGCATCGCGAATAGGTAAGTTACCGTCAAACAATGAAGGCATGATGTGTTCCTCTCACGAAATCGGGCATCAGTAGTTTAGTCAGAAGCAGAGGCAAAGAAGCCGGTGGCGACGCCCCATTGCTTCAATGCCGTGCCGGCCTTGGGCACCTTGGCAAACATCTTCCCTACTCCATAAGCAGCTTCAATTCCCGAGCCCTGGATGAAACCGTAGTCATCTTCTTTTCTGAAGGTCGGCTTGGCCATCTGACCGTACGCGATCACTGCCGCCTGCTGGCCGCAGAGGAACACCGGCTCAACGCGCGCCGAGGCCGCGCCTGCGGTGAGCAGGTTGGTCCATGTTGAGGTGACGAACCCGCTGATTTCCGGCACGAGCCGCACGATCACGCCGTCGTAGAGCTGATCCCCGTCTTGAAAAAGCGGGTTATTGGGCGCTCCGTAAGTGCCCATATTCTCACGCGGGCGCGCATCCTTGTTCACTGTTTCGAGTGAGATTTTCAAGTCGCGGAACGTGTTGAGGCCGGCAAAGGCGACGTAATACTCATAGCCGTCCTTGGTACGATAGGGCCGGATGCGCGGGTTGGCACCCATCGCCACTCGCTTGAGCAGCGAGAGATTGGCGCCGGTGAGTTTATCCGCAGTGGTATCGACGTTGACCAGCGAGGCTGTATGGTCGGTTGCCACTGCCGACGCAACACGGTTAGCAGTCGAAGCACCGAACAACACGCGGTCGGCGTTGTCCGTCTGCCACTGGCCTTTTTGGGTCGCGGTCGAACTCTCATACAAGATGCCGTTGACGCGAACGCCCGACGCCGGCTGGGTTTCCGACGGCAGCGCCATGAGCGCCTTGATGATCTCGTCGCGGGTTAGCTCCATGATCCAATCGGTGAGCAGCGGCTTGGCCTCGCCGAAGATGTCGGCGCTGTCCTTCTGCTGCTCTGCCTTGGTGGTCACCACGGCGTTGCGTGCCCATTCCAGCCAGATGCGGTAGCCGTAATCTTCGATCGCCTCTTCCGCGTTGACCAGGGGGCCGGTGGATACCCCGGCGCCGACGAGCCGCCGGACGAGCGGAATGTTCATCTGCTCGCCGCCGGATTTCAACTCCATCCGCTTGCGGATGATGGCGTTGACGTCCTCGCTCATGTAGGGCGA